TCTGGCCCGTTCCTGTGGGCGGATAGTTACGTCAACCAGATCTGGCTCAATGCCAGCCTGACCTCGGACCTGATCACCCTTTTGCTCAATACCGGGCAGATTCCGTACAATACGGAGGGCGATACCCCGGTGGCGGCTGCCGTGCAGGGCACCATTACGCAGGCATTGGGTTTTGGGGCCATTCAGCCCGGTGTGGCGTTAAGCACGGCGCAAAGGCAGCAGATCAACAATGCCTCGGCCGTGGCTACGGCGGCGGACAGCGTGGCCACGCGGGGGTGGTATTTTATGCCCAACGTGTCCAGCGCTGCGGCGTCCTTCCGTGTGGCGCGTACCACCCCGCCCGCGCGCCTGTGGTACGCGGATGGCCAGAGCGTGCAGGCCATTACCCTGAACAGTGTTGAGGTACAGTAATTATGGCGCTCGATATTTCGGCAGCCAATGCCATTTTCACCATAACCGTGCCGGGCCTGTATAATGCGCCCGTCACACTCAAGAACTTTTCAACCGACCGGGCGTGGGATGTGGCGGAGCAGAACTGCGCGCATACCCAGATGTCGATAGATGGTTACCTGAACGCGGGTTTTGTGCCCGAACCCGTGGAGCAGTCCATTACGCTTTCTGCCGCGAGCGAGAGCGTCATCGTGTTTGAAGCCATTATGACCGCCCAGCAGACCGCGCGCACGCTTTACCGTCTTGGGGCGGAAATTACGCTCACCGGCACAGGTCGTAAATACACACTGGTCAATGGCGTTCTGCACGGCGTGTCCCCCATGCCCAGTGCCGGACGTTTGCTGGCAGACCGGCATTTTGCCGTAAGCTGGCAGGCCATTTACCCGGCGGGGCTGTAATGGCTATCCGCCAGACCAGCGTGACCGTCCCGCTTGAAGGGGCGGATTACGGCAAGGTGTTTGTCATTACCCGCATGTCCGCCATGGAGGCGGACCAGTGGGGGCGGCACTGCCTGCAGGCAGCCATTGCCTCGGGCGCGGACATTCCGGGGCTGGAGGTGGATGCCGGGCTGGCCGGGCTTGCAGCCGTGGGGCTGGGCATTTTTGGTGCCATGGACCCCGAGCGGATGGACAGCCTGCTGGAGCGGCTCATGCGGTGTGTGAGCGTACAGCCCGACCCGCGCAACGCCGCCGTGCGCCGCCCGCTGGATGAGAGCGATCTGGAGGAAATCCCCACCGTTGGCTGGCTCCAGAAGGAAGCTTTTGCCCTGCATGTGGATTTTTTCAAGGGCGTCGGCCCGTTGTTTTCCCTTCTGTCGGCCCTGCTTCAGACAGAACCCGGCGCGCCGCCGCCCGATGCCCCAATGTAAGCGAGCGGCACGCGCTGGTCATGCTCGAAGGGCTGGCCAGCCTGTGCGAGCTGCAAACCGTTTATGACAGCGAGGATTTTGAAAACCTGCTGGAAATGGCTCTTATCAAACGCTTTAACAGGTAAAACGCAATGGCAACGCTAACACAGTGCCTGACTGCCGCCTTGGTGCCCCGGTATTCCGGTGGGGCAGGCGCGGTGCCGGTGCATGCTGCAATGGCGCGGGCGGTGCTGTCTGTGCTGGTGGGGGCCGCGCAGGGCGGGGCTTCTCCGCTCAGGTCGGGGGGCGCGCACGGGCGGGGTGTGGTGGCAGCCCTTATGGCTGCGCTTCCAATGGTGCGGGCAGAAGGGGCCGGGCTGGCCGGGGCACAGGTGCCCGGTATGGCAGCATTCTCTCCCGGAATGTCCTTCCCTGCGGTGCAGCCATTGGAGCAGGTTGGAAAAAGCCAGCCCGCTTTAAGCGGATTTTTGCAAAAATTGTGGCAGGACCGCCCAGTATCGCCCGCCCTGTGGCAGATGCCACAGCAATTTGTGGCACCAGATGGAGCGGTGCAGGTTATGGCAGCCCGGCAGGATGGGGCCTTACCCGGTATGGCCTTTACCGGAACTGCGCCGCAGGGGGCTGGCGTGCTGAGGAGTGCTGCGCTGCTGGCTCCCTCCGAGCCGGTATTTGTGCAGTCCTTCGCTACCCACCAGTCTTCCTGTCTGGTGCCCGATGCTGGAGGGGGGAGGTCTATGTGCGCCATTGCAGGCGGGTATGGGCAAAAGGTTTACGTTCCGGCCGGGCATGGCGTGGCCATGCTGCTGGGGCATATGGCGGCCACACAGGCACAAAAAAATGCGGCGTTTGGGGCTGTGCACAGGATGTGCGGTGTTTACGACACAATGCGCGCCATGCCGCACCATGCCGGGCTTATGGCAGATGTTCTGCACCATGCGGGTGTGTCTGGGGGGCTGGAGGGAGCAGCACAGGGGGCACTCCCCCCTGTGCCAGATTACCTGCATGCCATCAGCCGGGCCGTGGGGGTTGCCAGTATGGTGCTCCCCTCCACGGCTTCCGCCCCTGCGGTGCAGGCACAGATTACAGTCAATGCCCCCAACAGCACCCCACAGGCTATCGGGAATGAGGTCGCCCACCGGATGAGCACGCTGCGCATGCAGGCGCGGCAGGCCAATATGGGGCAGTTCTAGGCTCTGTATCGTTGAGCGGTGCAAGGTGCTGGCATGGTCTATCATGCGGGCAGGAAACTGGTTTATGGTGCGCCCCATGCGTGTGGTACTGGCTTTTTTTGTATGGTGTTCTGTTGCTGTTCCCGCTTGGGCGGTGGAGGAACAATGCCAGGCATTCGGGGTAAATGCCCAGTTGCCAGCACTGACCAACCGCCAGTTGGAACAGGGAACGACCCTGCTGTGTAACCTTGGGTATGCGGCCCTTGTGTCCACCGTGTCGCACGGACCGTTATGGGCGGCGGAACACCTGCGGGCGAATGATCTGGCCGCTGCGGCTGACCTGCCGCGCAAAGGGCATTTTTATGCCGACCCGCGCTGGCCCGGCGGTGCCGCGCTGAGCGATTACAGGCGCACAAAACCTTATGACCGCGGGCACATGGCCCCCAGTGGGGACCAGCCAACCCTACAGGCCCAGCAGGAAACCTATGCCCTGTCCAACATTGTTCCTCAGGCCTCTGTGCTCAATAAGGGGATCTGGGCACGCATGGAGCACAAGGTGCGCCTGCTGGCCGAGCGTGAGGGCGAACTGTATGTGGTTACAGGCCCGGCTTTTCATTTACGCCCCATTGCCATGCAGGGGCATGACCATGTGTATGTGCCAAGCTCGGTATGGAAGGCCGTTTACTCCCCCACGCGGGGCAGGGCGGGGGTGTATGTGTGCAAAAACCGCCCCGTTCACCCTCATTGCGATCAGGTAAGCGTGCAGACCCTTATCCGCAATACGGGGGTGGACCCGTTCCCTGCCGTTCCTGCGCAGGTCAAGGCACAGGTGTGGCATCTGCCCTCCCCCTGAATGTTGTGTGGCTCCCTCCCTTTGGGGCAGGGCGGGTAGGAGGGTTTGTAACGTGCAACAGGCGGCCCCAGTGGCCGCTTTTTTGTTGCGTTCCCCCTTGCCGCCCATTCCCACGGCCTCGTGCCTCGTGCCCTCCATAGGGCATGTACTGGCGCAGCCCTTTTCCCCTTTGTTTTTGTCATTTCACAGGATGGAGTTTGCCATCATGCCCATGCTTCCCATCAGTCTGCCCCCCGTATGGGATGTGCCCGTGGCGGCAGGGGTGCCTGCCCTTCTGGGCCAGTCGGTTAAGGCAGGGGTTTCGGCCTCGGCCTCCACAGCCGTGGCAACCATGCTGAATGCCGCTGTTCTGGCGCAGGCCGAGCGGCAATGGGGTGTTTTTACGCCCGATAACAGACCGGTCCTGACATCGGGGCATGTGCGCGCGCTGGATGTGCAGAGCCAGTGCCGCATTGCCACTGCCCCGCTGGAGAACGGGTCCTTCCTATCCTACAACAAGGTGCGCATGCCCGGCCAGTATGGGGTGGAAATGCTGTGCGACGGGTCCAGCATGGAACTGGGGAGTGCGAGTGTGCTGGGGGACCTGCTCAGCACACTGGGTATGCCCGCCCTTTCTGGCGGGTTGCAGGCGCGTGCGCTGTTTGTGGCGGCACTGGATGCGCTGGTGGCCGACCTTGGCCTTTACCACATTGTTATGCCCGAGGCGGTTTACGCCAATGTCAACGTAACCGGCTACCGGATCCGGCGAGATGTGCATGCAGGGGTGAGCATGCTGGTGGCCGAACTGGTTGTGCAGGAGGTGCGGCTGGGGGCCAGCGCAACATATGCGGGCACCGCCACCCCGCAGGGGCAGGCTGTGCGGAACGGAGGGCACGTGCAGGCCCTTACCTCCAACATGAGCGTGGCGGGGTTTTTGTAATGGCGGTTGTTATTCCCCTGAGCGCGGTTGCCTATCAGAGCCTGCGTGTGCCGCTTTCGGGGCAGGCATGCAGGCTGGATGTGCAGCAGCGCAGCACTGGCCTGTACGCCGCCCTGTGGGTGGATGACAGCCCCGTCCTGGCAGGCGTGCTGTGCCAGGACCGCACATGGCTTGTGCGCCAAAGTGCCACCACCTTGCCCGGAGACCTGGCCTTTGCAGATACGCAGGGCACGCAGGACCCCGATTACACCGGCCTTGGCAGCCGTTTTGTGCTTGTTTACGCGGAGGACGCCAATGACTGAGACCGCACAGGACAGCACGGTAGCCGCCGGGGGTACGCTGGGGGTGCAGGGGGGTACACAGCCAGCCGCCTTGGCCAACCGGCAGGTGGACGTGGTGTTCACTCTGGCGCAGGACGGGTTTGGCCCCGGCGGGGCAGAAACAATAACTCTGAGCGGCTATTGCGTGCACTGCCAGATCATGAGCACAGGGCTGGAAAGCGGGATGACCTGCGCCTTGCGGGTGGAAGGGCTGGCGCAGCCTCTGCTTAACCGCCTTTCGCTCATGCAGGCGGGTATGGCGGCGCAAACGCGTAATACGGTGACCATTATGGCGGGGAACAGTGCCGCGCAGGGCAGCCTGCCGGTTGTGTTTTCTGGCGGCGTGGTCGAGGCTTTTGTGGATTACGCCAACAGCCCCGATGTAACGTTTGAGGTCCGTGCCCTCTCAGGCGCATTGCCAGCGGCCGTGCCGGTGACCTCAACGTCGTTTGGGGGGGATGTGCCGGTTGCTACGGTCATGCAGGCGCTGGCCAGCAAGGCGGGGCTGGGTTTTGCCAATTATGGCGTGCAGATCCTGCTGCGCGGAGGGGTGTACTACAAGGGGTCCATAGCCGAGCAGGTGGATAGCTGTGCGCGCGCGGCCCGTATTTCCTACCAGATCGGGGTGGGGGTGCTGGCCATCTGGCCTGCGGGCATGGAGGCGGATGGGCCGGTGCACCCTGTTAGCGTGGCGACCGGGCTGGTGGGTTACCCGAGTTACAGCCAGTATGGTGTGGCGTTCCAGACCGTGTTCAACCCCGACATCCGGTTCAGGGATACGGTCAGCCTGCAAACCGGAACCGCCACGCAGGCCACGGCAGGGGGTGCTGCGGGATTTGCCTCCACACAGGCCGGGTCTGCGCAGGCCAGCCAGATGCGCACCGGTGGCAGTCCGCTGCCCACAGGCGGGTTATGGGTTGTGCAGAACGTGCATCATGACCTGCAAACCGAACGGCCCGATGGGTCATGGTTCACAACAGTAGAGGCGGCAAGGCCAGACTTTGCCGGACAGGCATTTGCAAGATAAACTGGTAGGCTCCCTGCGGGCCGAGGATGGGGCCAGTGCGTTTAACGCCACCAATGCGGCCATTCGGCGGGTGCTGGCCATGCTGGGAGCTACGGCTCTTGTGCAGGTAAGGGCCGTGCGCGGAACAGGGCTGGAGCCGGTGGGCATGGTGGATGTGCAACCCATGGTCCACCAGCAGGACGGGGCAGGCCGCACCACGCCGCACGGGCTGATTCACAACGTGCCCTACCTGCGCCTGCAAGGGGGCCGACGCGCGCTGATCTGTGACCCGGTGGTGGGGGATATCGGGGCCATTATTGTCTGCGGGCGGGATATTGCCAGCGTAAAAAGCACCCGCCAGCCAGCAGCCCCCGGCTCCTACCGCCAGCATGATTATGCAGACTCCCTGTATATTGGCGGGTTTTTAAATGCTCCCCCGCAGGAATACGCCGGTTGGGTTGGGGAGGACTTTGTGCTGAATACCACAGGCCGCTTTGTGGTGAATGCCAGCCAATGCCAGATCAACTGTGCAGTACAGGTGCAGGGTGGGTTGAGTGCGCAGGGGGATGTGCAGGCCGGGCAGATCAGCCTGCAAAACCATACCCATGCAGGCGTGCAGCCCGGAGCGGGCAAAACAGGTGCCCCGCAATAAGGCGCATGTCCGTGCAACAGACACTGTTTTTTGTAACATACCGCCCCAATGGGCGGTTTTTTTTATTGGGGCGTCATGAACACGCTGCTGCTTGACCGGACCACATGGGACCTGCTGCCCGATGCCAGCGGCAATATGGCCGTGGCATCGGGCTCTTATGCCGTATGCCAGAATGTTGCTTCTGCCATCAGGGTTTTTATGGGTGAATGTTACTACAACACCGCAACCGGACTGCCCTACCGCCAGCATATTCTGGCTCACACGCAGGCTGCGCCTGTGTTTCGGATGCAGGCGGAACAGGCAGCCAGTGCCGTGGCCGGTGTGGCCGCCGCCCGGTGTGTGCTGACCGGCATTGCCGCCAACCGCCAGTTATCTGGCTATGTTCTTGTATCCACCACTTCGGGAGATGTGCAGCATGTCGGGTTCTAACACCGTGGGGACCACCGCCGTACCCGCCCCAACCATGACCGATGCGGGGTTTGTGGCTCCGGCAGAAAGCGATATTCTGGTCGGTATTCTTGATGATATGAACGCAGCTTTTGGCAATGTGCTCAATACCGACCTGTCCACCCCGCAGGGCCAGCTTGCCATGTCCCTTACCGCCATTGTGGGCGATGCGTATGACCAGATGCTTGCCCTGTTCAATGGTGTGGACCCCGCGCGGGCAGCAGGGCGTATGCAGGACGCCATTGGCAACCTGTATTTCATGACCCGCAAACCCGCCACGGCTACGGTGGTCACCTGCCAGTGCTCGGGTGCGGCAGGTACTGTTGTGCCACAGGGGACACTGGTGCAGGACGGGAGTGGTAACACCTATGCAGCCGATGGCGCCATAACGCTGGATGCCACGGGGTATGGGGTGGGCACGTTTTCGTGCACGGTTACGGGGGCGGTGGAATGCCCGCCGCTGAGCCTGGGCGTGTACCAGTCTGTTGTGGGGCTGACCAGTGTGAGCAACGCCGCGGCAGGGGTAGCCGGGCAGGCGGTGGAAGGGCGGCAGGCGTTTGAACTGCGCCGCCAGCAGACCGTAGCACGCAATGCCATGGGGCCGCTGGATGCGCTGGCGGGGGAGGTATTGTCCACCCCCGGTGTGACCGATGCCTATGTGAGCGAGAACAGCACGGCAAACCCTGTGACCACAGGCGGGGTAACGCTGCCCCCGCACAGCCTGTATGTGTGTGTCAATGGCGGGCTGGATACGGATGTGGCTCTGGCCATCATGCGTAAAAAAACACCCGGCTGCGCAAGTGTGGGCACAAGCAGTGTGGTTGTGACGGACCCCAATGCAGCCTATGCCAAACATCCACAATATACCGTGCAGTTTACCCGCGCGCAGGCAACACCTGTTTATG